CAATGTTTTCTTTCAATACTTTTTTGCTGGGGTATGCGAACACAATCATATCAATCTCCGTTGTCATCGTCGGTGGTGGGGGGGCTTCTTAAGTCTTTAAAACCCCTTACCCTGTAAGGGGGTTTTAAAGACGTAGAAGCCCATTCTAATTTAATCTTTCAAGCCGCCAGTTATCTTTGCCAGTATCTTCTGGTGCATCATCATACTTGGCAACCCGCTGTAGTTCTGTTGTTTCTGGAGCAAGATCCCAATCAATATCCCAATAACCTTTTTCTCGTATCTTATCTTTCATGTTGATAAACATTATTAACTCCATCCTATCTGTTGGAGTTTCAGCAAATTTATTTAGATGAGAGATGCGCCGTTCAATCCATGCACAATCCCAACTGCTTTTATATTCATGGTCTTCATTACCATAGCGCAGACAAAACTCATTTTCATCACCAAGGCTATGCCTGTAGTACCATACATCATAGGAATGAACAGGGCCAGTAATACTAAATAAATAATCTTCTTCAGGGTGATTACACTCATTCTTCCATAACATACTCATACCTCATAACTCCCCATGTGACAACCATCACCATCTTCAATATAATAATCAGAGCAATAATTTACTTCAAACTCTTTGCACCATCGTTCAGTTTTACTGTCCCGTTTGGCATCAAAGTATCCTTGCTCTGCCGCTTGTTCAAAGGTGTCAAAATACAAAATTACTTTAAGTTTTTTCATTTAAAATATCCTTTGAAGTGTAAAAAAAAGAGGGAGCCGAAGCTCCCTAAAGTCCCCCGCAATTAGCAGAGTTTTAACAGGCAGAAATCACCATCATTGTTAATCTTGTAGAAGCTGTACCGCCCCTTGAGATGGTTTGCCGCCGCCGCCTGAGTTCTTTGGCGATCAGCATATGGTACAACAAACCACTCTAGTGGTTGCATTCGCTCAAACCTTTCTCGCCAAGGGGAGCGCCGACCACGAGTATTAATTGGTTGGGGAGCAGTACCTCTTTGAACAATATGATAGCTTGTGTTACTTTCAGAATCTGCATAACGCATAACAATTTCTCCGTATAAAGTTTAGGGTGAGTGGTTGACTTGTAAGCTGGAGCAATAGCCTACCATCTTAAAGCATAGCGCCAACCAAACTATGCCTCACCCAAGTCCATTTGGGTTAAACTGATAATATAATTACAGCAACGACTGTAAAAATATAAGAGCCAAACAATAATAAATTTCTTGTTTCTTTGTACTTAACTTCATTAAGATTCATTAGGAATCTCCTTTAATTTATGTTTAGTTCCTCTAACTTTTTTTGAAGATTTCTTACGGTCTTTAAAGACTTTAGCTTTGTTAAACTTATTAGCATTCTTTGCTACAAAATTATTTTTCATTTTAAAGACCTCAAAAAAAACCCCGCCGAAGCGGGGTTATAAAGATTACTTACGAATAGTAATCAGCTTTTTAAATTGAGCAGGAACTCGCTTGGCTTTGAAAAACTTTTGAGCCTCGCCGTGAGTCATTAAAGTATCTTGTTCGTTATAGAACTTGTACAAGATAGCTTTGAACATACGAGTTGCCATGTATGTTTGTGACTTGTCACCTTTGGTATGCAATTGAGCAAAGTGATATGCAACACCATTGAATTGGCGATAAGAAGCTGGCTTGTTGGGGTCGAGAGTAGAATAGTCGAACTGAGACATAAGCACCTCCAAGTGCAATGAAGTTTAGGTTGGTTGCTAAAGAGCAGAGAACCGGCTGGCAGTCCTCTAAGGGCTTCTAAGTTTTAAAACCCCTTACCCTGTAAGGGGGTTTTAAAACTAAGAATCCCTAAGACCGTCGAGGGTAGCAACACCAAATGTACCGCCACTACCGCCCTTTGAAAAAGTGTAATAGTGCATAAACTTTGTAGGGTTTGAAGTAATAATATCTTCAATAAAACCATCCAAAGGATTTGTTGTACTATTAATTCCTACACTTCTTCTGTAAAACTCTGGTGTTAAACCACTGTCGGTCAACTCGTAAATTATTACGGTATCTATCATTTCGTCAGTCATTTAAATATCCTCGTCATCACCACAACAATTTTTAAGTTCAAGTAATTTTTCCATTGCTACATACAACAGATGTTGATCGCCATCATCTATTAAATTATCAACAACTTGGTCGATGTTTCTCAACGCTATGTCAAGACGTTGTACAATAAAGTTTATAACTTCTTGCTGTGTCATCTCGTCAGCCATCGCCGCCTCCTTTAAGACCTTCTAAAGTTTTAAAACCCCTTTACCCTGTAAAGGGGGTTTTAAAACTAGAAGGTCTAAAGCCTCAAGCCTCCAAATAATTTTCAAAGTTATTAACAATCCAAGCTAATGCTTGACGATGTTCCGGTACTGCTGTCAAATCATACATTGGAAATAACTTTGGAGACTTACCTTGAACTACAACAAAATCATATACTTGTCGCATAGTCCTCAAACTCATTTGAGGAATACCTTCGCCTCGCTCTAAGTTATTAAACTTACTTTCTGACATAAAAATTAAACCAAACTTAGGATGAAAAAACATAATCAACCTCCGGTTGAGGATTTAAAGTTTAAAAAAAACCCCGGCGTTAGCCGGGGCTGTGAAGGTTGTGAAGCTCTCTTAAGAGAGCTTCTTGGCGATGAAGGCGACAGTAGCCTGAAGTTCAGCGAACTGAGCCTTCAGAGCTTCTAGCTCTGAAGTCTCGACGGAAGCCTTCGGCTTCGGTGAAGACTTCTTTGAAGTCTTAGCCGGAGCCTTCTTTGAAGGCTTGGGAGACTCCTTTGGAGTCTCGTCAGTGGTCAGCAAGGCCGTAAAGTTCTTAGGAACTTTACGGCACTTGAAGAACTTCTGGATCTCGCCATGAGTCAGTTTCTTTCCAGATTCCTCTTGGAATCTGTAAAGAACTGCGGTGTACTTCTTGGTCAGCATGTACGAATCCTCTGGATTCGTAAGCTTCGCAAAGCGATTTGCAATCGCTGAGATCTGTCGAGGGGTAGCCTCTTTAGAGGCTGGGATGTTGCTGAAGTTTGGCTTCGCCATAATCAAATCTCCGATTTGTAAGTTTTGTTGCCCCAGCCAAAGGCTGAAGCGGCTTGTCGGGAGAGCCCCAAGTCTTTATAAACTCTCCTCACTACGTGAGGGAGAGTTTTAAAGACTAAGGGATTGCGGCTGGTTTTAAAAATCCTTAGGGATTTTTCACACGTATATGTGAAATCTACAAAAATCTCTGATTTTTATAGATTTTTTAGAAAATCTTTAAAAATTCTTAAGAATTTTTAAAGATTTCAGAGCTGGCAACCAGAGCCTCCAAAGATCTCTAAGATCTTTGGAGGCTCTGGCAGTGGATTTTAGAATATTTTATAGACTAAGGTCTATAAAATATTCTAGACTTCCTAGCCCTTCAAAGAATTTGAAGGGCTAGGCAGGTGGCCCTGCCACCCCCCCTATATATATACTCATTCACGCACAACTTGGAAGATTCTGAGTGTCAACCAGTTTGTCGCCCCACTCCAAAGGCTTTAAAGTGGGGGCTGAGACTATATGTACCGGGGGGGCTACATAATCTATTATACACTCCAAAACAAATTTTGTCAAGTTTTTTCAAATATAACTTGACAAACCTGTAAATCAGGTATATAATAACTAATATGAATAAAGAATTGACAACAAAACAACAATCCTTTCTGGACAATCTAGTTTCCTGTAATGGAGATACTAAACGTGCCGCAGAATTAGCGGGGTATGCTGAAGGCTCATATACATCCGTAGTTAAAGCTCTTAAAACAGAAATAATAGAACTAGCTGAGAATATATTAGCCCAGAATGCCCCCAAAGCTTCTCTAAAGCTTGTAGAGGTTATGGATAGCACAGACCCCATACCTCAAGCAAATATCCGTCTACAGGCCGCACAGACGCTCCTAGACCGTGTTGGCCTAGCTAAGACAGATAAGCTGGATGTAAATTTGCAAAACTCTAATGGCCTTTTTATACTACCAGCTAAACAAGAAGTAGTTATAGAAGGTCGATATGAAGAGGCGTAGTAGTAGCACCATCCCATTTGGTTATAAACTAATGGAGAATGGCACACATTTAGAAGAGGTTGAAGAAGAACTCAAAGCTCTTAATAAAATAGTGCCGCTAGTAAAAAATAAAGTTCTCTCGTTGCGTGAAGGGGCCACATGGCTTGAATATGATACGGGACGCTCAATCTCACACACAGGATTAAATAAAATAGTTTCTAAGTATGAATGATTGGGAGGAGAACCCTGATGCGTATATGCGAGACGACAACGGGGATTTTATACTTAAAAAGGATGGAACACCTCGCAAAAAAACTGGCAGACCCAAAGGTTCGTCCGGTAGAGGCTACAACTACCACTCCGAAACCAAGGCCAAAATTGATGCAAGGAAAGCTGTACGAAAAAAAGAAAAACGGTTAGCGCAGGTACGCACCAAACTAGAAAACTATAAACGGTCACTTGACACTTCTAAGAGCACACTTAATAAATTAGAAGGAAAAGAGGCAAAAGCGGAAGGAAGAATAACAACAACAACTGCCGACTTGCCCAAGGCGTTGAGGACTGTCGCAGAAGAGAATGTCATCTTTAGGCCCAACGATGGCCCACAAACTGACTTTCTCGCCGCTTCTGAGACTGATGTTTTGTATGGTGGTGCGGCTGGTGGAGGCAAGAGCTATGCGATGTTGGTTGATCCTCTTCGTTATGCTCATCGGGCCGCGCATAGGGCATTAATCCTGCGGCGCTCTATGCCAGAGTTACGGGAGCTAATAGACAAGTCTCGTGAACTCTACCCGAAAGCCTTTCCCGGTTGTAAGTACAAAGAAGTAGAAAAGCTCTGGAACTTTCCATCTGGAGCTAAAATAGAATTTGGGTTCTTGGAAAGAGATGCAGATGTATACAGGTATCAGGGGCAAGCATATAGTTGGATTGGTTTTGATGAGATCACTCATCAAGCAACAGAGTTTTCTTGGAACTACTTGGCTTCTCGACTGCGTACAACAGATCCAGAGATTATACCATATATGCGGTGTACCGCTAACCCCGGTGGTGTTGGAGCACATTGGGTAAAGAAAAGATATATAGATGCTTCACCGCCAAACGAAACTTTTATAGGTTCAGACGGTCTTAGCAGAAAATTTATACCAGCACGGCTAGATGATAATCCCTACTTAGCTGGTGATGGTAGATACGAACAGATGCTGAAGGCGTTGCCCCCAACGCAACGGCGACAGCTACTAGAAGGTGATTGGGACGTTGCAGAAGGTGCGGCCTTCACTGAGTTTGATAGAAACATACATATTATAGAACCATATGAAATACCTATTAACTGGGAAAGAATAAAAGGTATTGACTATGGATATGCTTCAGAATCAGCTTGTGTCTGGGGTGCAATAGATAGAGATGACAACACACTGATAATATACAGAGAACTCTATCGAAAAGGACTATTAGCAACAGACCTAGCTTATGTTATATCAGAAATGGAATTAAATGATCCAATGAGTGTTCCCGGCGTACTAGATACAGCCTGCTGGAACCGCACAGGGCAAACAGGCCCAACAGTTGGAGAAACGCTTGTTAAGGCTGGACATAAGCTACGACGAGCAGATAAAAATAGAATTGCAGGCAAGATTCAAATCCACGAATACTTGAAAGTTCAGCAAAGCGGAAGGCCCAAACTACAAATATTCTT